CTTCCTTCAATCAGAACGTTGACATTGTTAATGTCTTAGAAGTTGTAGCATCTGATCCAAATTACAACAGAATTGACACTGCTGGTTCTGCATCTTGGGGTGACTCAACATTCCAAGATATCAAGACTGGTGCAGGTCCTGAAGGAGCTGACCTACCAGCACTAACTGGTAAGCAATATTACTTACCGCTACTAAACAATCCTGGCACATACTTTAATGAGGGTGATTATCTCTTACTTGATGCTACTGTTGACACAGGAACTGGCACTAGACCTGAAATTGTTCGTATTGCAACTGGTGGTCTATCAGGTGCAGAAAGTGCTCCATACTACTTAACTGTTGAAAGAGAACCACTTGGTTCATTTGCACCTCAGATTGACAATCATCCAGAGGAACCAGGCAACAGAACTCCTGTTTACAAGTGTAATATTGCATTTGATGCAACATGGATTGAGCAGGCAATTGATGGATCCAGAGGTGCAACTGGTGAGGAAAATGTTTACCTATCAACCTTTGGTGGTACACTACAAGTTGGTGTTGACTATGTAATTGTTTCTCGTGAGGACACTAACAATGATGGAGACTTCAATCAGGGTGAAGCATTCAAACTTGCTACACCACTAGCGATTATTAATAAGAAGTTTGAGATTACCAATGGTTGCCCATCTGGTGACGTTCTATTCTCTGTTGACAGTGTAACTGGTGAAACAATCATCGGTAATGATGGTGTTAACGGTGAGAACGGACAATTAACAGTCAACGGTTCGTTCACATTTAAAGGTGGATGTAAGACAGCATCAGCTCAAACATTCACTGGTAACGTACAGCAAGGACTTAATACAATCAACGCAGTTCCTTCAGTTGAGGGACTTGAGGTTGGTGATTATGTTGAACTTACTGGTAATGGTGGTACAGTCACACTTGATCAAAATAGATTCCCAGAAGATTCTGGAACTGTAAGACTAACTGATCCTCAGATTGTTAGCATCGTTGGTAGCACAATTACACTTAACGTTCCATTTACTGGATCTGGTAGTGCAACTGGTGTTACATTCAATGCAACTAAGGATGAGAAGTTTAGAATTACAGATAGAGTTCGTGACATCTTTACTGTTGACGGATGTTCTGGTGACACTGTAATTGGTAACCCAAGCGGTACTATCCTAGCATCTAGATCTCAGTATGGAACTTCGGTTGCTGCACACACAGCTGGTGCTACAGTTTACACAGTTCTTAAGGATCCTAAGGTAGACAACGGTATTGCAACTACATTTGTTAATACTGTTACTACAATTGGCACTGGTGACACAACACTTCCTGTTGATGACATCACTAACTTTGAGGATGGTGACTTTATCTTCGTTGGTTTTGGATCTGGCGGAAATGAAGAAATCATGCAGATTAATGGAACTCCTCAAGCTACTGGAGTTGCACCTGCTGGTAACTTACCTGTTACTCGTGTTAGTGGTCTAACATATGTTCCTGGCTCAGCATCAACACACAGTGATGGTGAATCTGTATTCAGGGTTCTATTCAGGGAGACCACAATTCTAACAAACGACATCGCTGGATCTGGATCTAACGCTGTTGAAATTGGAATGAAGAACAGTGATGTTGTTCCATTCTTCCTTGATCGTGAATACTGGATCTTAATTGACGATGAAATCTTCCTCGTAACTAGCAGTAACGTCAACGATGGTGGTACTGTATTAGTTAAGAAAGATTATCATCATGGTAGATTGGATGTATACGATGATGTTAAGTTCATCGGTTCCAACTTTGAGATCATGGGTACAGATAACAACGTACCTATCCTTAAGTTACTTAACAACGAAGAACACCACTTTGAGGGTGGAGCACTTGACATCAACGCTGCTACTGACATCAGTGGTAACTTGAGACTATTCCCAAGTAAGTGTGTTGAGGATCCTGATGCTATCCAGTTTACTAACAAGGCGTTTACTCCAACATTCAGAGTTGAATCTGAATTTGGTGACACATTCGTTGGTCGTTTACTTGACGTTGCTGGTATCGCATCTGCAACTCCAACTAACTCTCAACCAATCCTTGATGTTAGAAATCTAGGTGTCAATGGTGCAAATAGCTTCACTATCTTACAAGATGGATCTATCAATGCCTTTGGATTGACTGGATACAAGAACAAGAATGGTGGACATATTACTAAGTTTGTCAACGCAGATTCTACTCTTGCTGTCAATATAAATTATATTGTAGCGGTAGCTCCTTCTACTGGTGCTCTTGTGCTTACACTTCCAACTAATCCTGAAACAGGTGACTGTATCAGAATTACTGAAGTTGCAGGAGCATTAACATACAACAACTCACTTGTGATTCGTGCTCCAATTATCGGTGGTGAACCAGTAGCACTTCAAGGAGATACTGTTGGAACCAAATTGGGTGGTTTGTCTACACCATATGGATCTGGTGAACTGGTTGTTCAAAATAGAAATGCGTCCTTCGGACTCATCTATGTTGGACAAACAGATGGTGATAACTTTATCCCTGCTGTCTATCAAGGTTGGTGGTTAACTGAACTATAATGGCATTCTATAACAGACTAAAAACTATGAAGTCCGCTCCCGTAGGCACTATCATGCCTTGGGGTGGACAGTCTAGTCAGGGTAATAATCCTCAAAATATACCTACGGGTTGGATTGTTTGTGATGGTAGGACTTTTGAAGCTGCTGATTATCCACTATTAGCATCAATTATTGGAAACACATACGGTCCTACTGACACATCAATTGTTGGTAATTTCCCTGACTTTGATGAGGGTGATGTTTTTAGAGTTCCTAACTTGAATGGTAGGTCAATGGTTGACCTTGAGTTATCATACTTACAGGACAGTAAATATCAGTTTGGACAACCTGATGCTGAATCTGTTATTGGCGATTTAATTTCTGAAGATGGTACAGGTGTTACTCCACCAACTATCTACAGTGCTGATACTGATCTAGAGTTTCAATTAGATCCAATTGACACAATGGCAGGAAAAATTCAAAATATTTCTTTGAATGATCCTACATGGTCAAAGACATATTATACTATCGGTAGAAAATTAGGTATTGACCACACGCCAGGTCATAAACACAAGGGACAATACACAACGGCGTTTCCTAGTGGTAAATATGTTCAGGTATTTGAGGCACCAACAGTTCAACTTTCTGGTAATCCCAACTATGAATCTGCAAACCTAACTGGTATTCAGAATACTGATACTGCAGACCAGTGGCCAAATGGATTTGGTTCTATGACATATTATGATGAGAATACACTGGTTTTAACAGAGGAAACAAAAACTTTTACACAGGATCAAATTCCAAAACCTGCTCTAGCAAGAACTATTCCTGCACACGGTGCATTTACAGAAGCATTTACCGATACATACAATTATAATCATCATATGAAACAGGTTACAGGAGTATTCCCACCTCCCGTAACAATTTTTGGAAAACCAAACTATTATAATGGAGACGCTGGAACTACATACCCCACTAATCTCAGTCATATTGGACAAGACTTTACCGACCAAACAGTAGCGTCACACAACCACTTCAGTTTTGATGTTTCTATGAACATTTCTGGTCTTAGAATTCCACCAAACATCGCTGTAAACAACGTACAATCATACACAGTTAATGTCTCTGACATCCCTGATGCGTTAAATATTCTTATGGATAACCAAACTGCATCACAAACCGTGTTTATGATCATCAGAGCCTACTAAAATGCCAGTCTTTTTAAATCAAGAAAGAACAAAGATCGGAACAACTACGGGAACGTTGATTGCTTTCCCTCAAGAGTTAGAAGTAAACGATCCTAACGTTGGAAATAGTCAATCATTACTTCCAGCTGGTTACTTAAGATGCGATGGTTCAATTTATAGTGAGACAGTATATCCAGCACTAGCACAAATCCTCGGAACTGGTGATGCTTGTTCATTTAAACAAGAGGGTGTAAATTTATCAGCAACACAGTTTCAAGTACCAGATTTAAGATCTAAATTTATCAGAGCTAGTTCTGCATCTGATCAAGGCGTTATCAATGACAATACAGTGGTCAATGCTTCTGGTCAGACTGTTGAGAGATCTGGTGTTAGTGTTAACGTATCAAGTAATGTAGGAACAACTGCTGTTGTTGACATGACAGGACAGTTTAGAATTCCTCCCAGAACTGTCAATCTAACAGGTAATGTTGGTTTTACCAGACCTAGAACTCCAGACGAAGAAGTTGTAGCTGCAAATGCTTTCATACCACACATGCACTACACTACAACATTTAGATGTAGAACTATTAGGCGTGGTGGTAGTGATGTATTTGAATTAAATTATTACACAAACGCTTCTACTATTGGTGTTCAAAATTGGTATGATGCTACTGACGATGGTAACACTGGAAGACAACCTGCATGTAGACACTATGCACAGTCTGAAGTATGGAATACTGGTAGTTATATTCCCTCTGGAACATTTTTGGGATTTGGTGCAACATTTGAATACTATGGTATTTGTAAAGGAAGTTGCGGTGGATTCATTACCAGTTGTTTGATTCCTACGGGTAATAGTATAACTGTTGATACTACTCCTGAAGGTCCTTGTAGACAAACATACGTTACTCCATTGTTCTCTGTAGGACCTGTGAACATGACCTGTGCAGGTTCTAGTAAGAATCTAGGTGCAAACTATGTTGAGGGTGCTGATGGAGTTGGTAATGATAACATTCCTACTGCAGCTTCAACGCCAGGTGGTGTTGTACAATCCTTTGGTTTATATGAAAATTATGTAGCTTTTACTGGTAATCCTGCAGATTATTACAGTAAGGGTCTAGGACAGTGGGCGTATAGTAATTTTGGTAGTTCTTTATGGTCTAGTTTGAGTGACTTTGCTCAAGGTGATGTAGATATGGTTGGTGGTAGTGGAACTGGACTGAGAGTAACTGTAAGGTTTGAAGCATGGCCAGGTGGTGGAGGTAATCCAAATAACACTAGGTATAAGGTTGTTGCTCTTGTAAATCCTGGTTCTGGATATGCTGCTGGTGATGAACTTGAATTCCCAGATATAGGAGCATATAGTATTAGTAGTGGTAGTGCAGCTTTTGGTATGAGAGTTAATACCACATCTTTTGGTGGTAATGCAGAGGATGGTGCTGCATATCCTCACAATACATCCTTACATGATGTATTACCAGTGGACACTCAGGTTGATAGTAACATCAATGCTGCATATCCACAATTATCAAATATTATTGAGACTACAACAGCATTTGATTATGAATCAGATCCAACACAACACACTCATACTTTGAATTATACAACTGGACTGACCAATTATAAGTTAAATATACCAGAGACATTTGTTTCTACTGATGGAATGAATGCTTCTATTAATATTAACCCAGAGAGCGATACAAAGATTGATAACTTAATTGCTCCTTTTATCATGGTAGATTACTTAATCAAGACCTAAGATGCCAAGAAACATACGTTCTAACTTTCTCACAGATAAGTCAACTTTTGGCAACTCTACAATGCCAATCGGTGCTATTGTGCCTATTTTTAAGGCAACCGATGATAAGGTCACAGATAATGGCGTTGTAATAAACTTAGGATCAGTTGCATCTGGTGCTGGTGGTGGTACTGGATATGTGACTGATTTAGGAACTACTACTGGATATCCTACGACTGCAATTGATGTTGATATTAATGCTACAGCTTTTGTAGAAGGAACGGATAATGTTAATATAACTAATCATCCTTTTGTTGAAGGTGATAAGTTAACAGTCATTACAACTAGTCAAGCTCCAAATAAACTCACGCTAGGAGCATCTATTCAAACTATTAATGTTACTAACGGTGGCAGTAATTATACCGCAGCACCACTTGTACAAGTAACTGACAATGGTAGCGGTCCTGTTACACCTGGTCAATTTGCTGCAGAGATTGATACTAGCACAGGACAAGTAACAGCAATCAATGTTATCAGTGGTGGTGTAGGATATCAGTTTCCTCAGGTTACACTAGTTGGTGGAGGTGGCACATCAGCTGCAGCAACACCAAACTTAGCACCACAAGGTTTGGGTGGAATACAAGTTGATAAAGGATTTACATTCTTAGTTGATGTTGTTGATTCAAATACAATTAAATTTTCTAGAAGTAATGGAGATATTGCTGCAGGAAAATATTATAATATTACTAGAGTTGGTGACGCTGGAATAGTCAATGTAGCATCAACAACTGGATTTGGTCTGAGAGTTGGTATTGCAGCAAACTTAGATGGTAGTGTAAATTTTGTCACTATCAAAAAACCAGGTTATGGTTATCAAGATGGAGATGTAGTTTATATTTTACAACCAGGCAGTAGTGGAACAGCAAGAGTTGAAATTGTAAACACATCATCCACAACTGCTACTGACCCAGCGATGCAATATCCTGGTTGGTTATATTGTGATGGATCAGAGTATAATGCAGAGGACTATCCATTATTATATGAAGTTATTGAAGAGAAGTATGGTGGAACTAGTGGATCTTATAAACCAGAAGATTTTGGATCCTCGTCTGCTATTACATTTAATGTACCTGATTATAAAGCTGTAAAATTAGTTGGTGCTGGAGGTGGTGTCAGTGGTGGTGGATCTCCTGTATCAGGTAATGTTATCTCTGCTGTTGGTGCAACAGGTGGTAGATGGTTCTTCTCTAAGACACAACAAGAAGCACTATTTGATATTGGAAACATTGTAATTGATGGATATCAAAATGTTCAGGAGTTTGTTGGTGGTAGTCTTACAGGTGAAGTAACATTACAAATAGGTCCTCTACAAGAAAAACTTATTACATCTGTACCTGAACATGATCATGCTATCTTAACATCTACAGCACCACAGGCAGGAACATTTGAAGGTTCTGGATTCGCTGTTGATACATGCATGGCTGGTTATAAAGATAGTACAGGACAGGTTGACTTCTTCCTACCAAATGGAGGAACACCATTATTCCACAGTCATGGTCTCGTAGATTATGTTATTACAGACCCATCACTTGCTACTTTTGGTAACGTGGGTGGTATTGGTGAGATCGTAGAGAAAACTATTACTGCTACCAATATTATTGGTGAAGTGGCAGGAACAAAGTTTAATGTTAACAGTCATGATTTATTCACTGGATATAAAATTAGAGTTAAGTCTAATGATCAAACAACACAAATGGCATTTAATATAGATGGCAATGTTGTTGCATTTGCACAGAACACAGAATGGTATGTAATTAAGATTGATGATGATAATTTCTACATAGCAACCTCAAAATACAAAGCTAGATTAGGACAAGCATTAATTGCAACAACTAATGGTAGTGCTGGTGAGGATATTGTATTAGAAATGCAATATAAAATTGCAGGAGATTTACCTGCAGATCAGGTAACAGTTATTCAACAACCACCTGATACAGTATATGACATTGATAACTCATATACTATTGGTGGTAAAATAATTCAATTGCCAGGTGGATCTACAACTACTACAGAAA